GGCCTGTGCCGCTACGGTCCCAAACATTTCCGTCGTCTTTAATCACGGAAAAGGCTTGAGACCCGCCAGAATATGAAGCTGCAAAAGTCGGCAACGGCCCACCAGTGCGTGGATCAAGTGCCGGTTGTTTAGCAAGACCTGCGCCAACCGCGTTTACCGTGTTTGCCGCCAACGCCGGTGCCGTGCTAGTGGACAATGATCTTGGCCAGCCAGCCGTCCGTTCAGCCCATGCGCCTGAATGGGGGTCAATGATGCTGATACCATCTTCAGAACCTACAATGAGGTAGCCCATACAAGCTGCGATTGATGTCGGCGTGGCATCGGCACTCAGGTCTACGGTTGCCAAAGGTGTTGTAGATGGGGCAGCCGACGACTGTTCCGTTAAATCCCAGATATTAATCTCGGTATTGCTGCCCTCATCCTCGATGGTCGCCAGCATCAAACTGGAAAATACCGACGCCTTGTTCCACAGGCCATTCCAGGCCATGCCATCGACGGCAGGCCCGAAGATAACCTGATCAACGAAGTTCGCATTTGTCTGTAGCACGCCTGCAAAAGCCCGTTCAGCATCCGCCCCGAACCCAGTGGCAGTGCCGCTGTTAGTGATTGTTGCACCACTAGCTATTGCAATGTCACTGCCGGATAGGGCGGTGAACGTATTGGCCGTCATGGTGAAGTCTTCGGCACCAGCGATATCGAACCGGATGGTATCGTCGTCGTCGCCGCCTTCTTCTACACGTATTCCGGTATCGGCATCCTGGTCCAATAGTTTTGTAGAGGATACAGCGGTACGAACAATAGCTCCGGAACCACCTCCGTCCGCATATATCCAGGCCGTTTCACCATTTTCGACAGTAGCGTTTGCACCAGTGCCCTGCGTGAAGATCGCATTACGATTGGCTGATAAATTGTTATAGACCAGATACGCCTTATCCTGATCGTTTGGCGAAAGCGTGATCGTGTTATCACTACCTAGATCGCCGCCATCTCCAAGCACCAGCACACGATACATACCATCGGTCAGCGTGCCGTCCGTGGTCGTAAGAGTAGTGGTTGACCCGGTTAATGTTAACGCACCGACGCCACTGATGGCGCGGTCAATGATATCCATGTTGGTATTGACGGTCCCGCCCCATGTACCGGACTGATCTCCGGTATCCATTTTTTCAATACCCTGGTTCGCTGTATATGTGCTTGCCATTTCAAACCCTTATCATGCAGCTATTTCCGTCCAACTAGGTGTTTGCGATCCATCTACCGAGGACCACCTCGGAGTTTGAGAGTCGTCTATCCCAGACCAGCTTGGCGTTTGCCCATCATTAACCATGAACCAATCTATAGTCCCCACCGATGCAGTCGCAGAAATTCCGGTAATCTCAACCCCTATACCAATACCAACCGAACCGACTGATCCTGTAGCGGCAATTCCCGTAACCGGAACGCCCAACTCCACAACTACAGAACCGACGCCTCCGGTCGCAGCAATTCCAGTAACCGGGACACCTAACTCTATAACGACACTGCCGACACCACCGGTCGCCGCAATACCCGTTACAGGGTAAGCCGTCTCTATTACGACAGAACCGACGCCTCCAGTGGCGGCAATCCCCGTAACAGCAACGGGTCCCGGCAAACCCCACGGCCCGTCGCCGTATCCTACACGACCCCAACCGCTAATAGAGGCCATTCTAAATTACCTTATGCAATCCGTATGATTGCGTCAGTTGCGCTTGCAGTCGGGAATTGAACAGTGAAGGTACCAGCAGAAACCGTCTTGTCCCCACCAAAGTCCAGCACGATGATCGCCGGATTGGTCAAGGAGATCGAAGTCGTATTCGGCGCTGTGTTATAGATCAATGCTCCCCGCGCCGTGAAGGATGCCGTCGCCCATGTTGCGTCGGCAAAATCAACGTAGGCCGTGGTCCCGCTTGTGGTCGGGTCCACCTTCGTCAAGGTAGCACCTCCCGCCGTGTACGCAGTGCCTGCCGTATTGGTTGTTTCGCCTGACGTGCTATAGGCAGTCGTTGTCGCATCAAGAGATGCCGTGCTGAGATACAGCGCAATCTTCATGGCATCACCCGAAGACAGATCGAAATCATGCGCCCCCAATAAAAGCTCTTTCTTGAATGTCGTGGCCATCGCCTGGGTAATTGCCATCTTTAATAACTCCTAAGTAATTCCGCCAGTTCCGAATAGCCGCCTCTGACAGCCAACTGAACACAAGTTTCTCTTTCTTCTTGCATTGCCTTTAAGACATACGCATGTACTACATTTTCCAACCGGGCACGGAAAACTGCGGCCTGCTCTTTTATCTCTGGAGCCGCATTCTCGCTAACCTGAACAATCTTGTTGCAACAAAGCACCGTGATCTGCTCCGCAGACAGGCCGCCGTCAGTGCTGGTAACAACAGTTGGCGAGCCAACACTGCTTTCTACCGCAAACATCATGCAGGCCTGTATACAGGATTGCCGTTTCTGTAGCCGTCCCGCCTGTCACTGTATTCGCCCAGCATCTTGGCCTGCATGAGCGCTTCCTGATAACGCATCAGATACATCTGCATGATGTCCTGCTCACCCTTCATAAAAGTGTAAGCCTCAACCAAGCAGCCGTACAACAAGACTTGCGGGATGTTGTCTCCAAGCCAAGTGGTTGTATTACTTGAAGAAATTCCCGTTGGCCTGTACTTGTAATGAAGCTCCATGGTGTACGCCGCATCCGGCACAGGAGAAAGGATGAAGGTGGTGTCATCGAAATGGGCATAGTGTTCGGGCTGCCCTGTCGTGTCCGTGTCAGGGTTAGCCTCCCGCATGAAGGAAACATCCTTGGGCAGCAGATAGGAATAAACATTACCGCTGCTTATGAGCGCCAGCGAATGGGACGCCAGAAAATCAGAGGGCTTGCCCAGATAAGAATTTGAGGCCGTCGTCGTTCCGGTAGAGTTTTTGCGAAAATACGGAAGATCGATATCAAAGAGAATGCGAAGCTCCGCCTGATTGATGAACTCGTCTATCTGATCGACAAAGGTGGTCTCGTTGTTTTCCGTGTAATCCTTGATCGACTGTACGAGTGTGGAATAATTCATGGCACTCCCCGCTAACTCACCGACACCGTGACAGTGCCAACCCCACCAGTTGCCTGCGTACTGGTCTGGGTGGAAAATCCGTACAACGCCGAGAGACCATTATTGTCACCGACCGGATTCCAGTTCCACGCAATCCTCCTCTGCGAAACCACGTTCGTATCAGTTCTGGTGAACGGCAGCGTCTGCGGATCATTGATCGGAAACTCACCAAGAAAATTCTGCGGCTGATCCTGATCAAGCATTGACAGGGAAACTCTTAATCCGGAATCCTTGCCATCCACGATCTGTGGGTAAAGGTCCTTCAGCTTGTAGGTGAGGCCGCTGCGGTCACAAATCCCAAGAGCATATTTTCCAACCACTCTATTGCTCATATCACAACCACCCGTAGCCGCCAGGAACCAGTTGTATCGACGCCTTCACCCTGTCTTCATCAGCGGCATAACCAAACTGCTCGTCATAAACCGCCTTCAGCAGCGGAGTTCGCTCCGCAGTTTCCGGCCTTTTCATGGAAACATAATAGGCCAGCCCTGCGGTAAGCGCCGGAAGCCAGCGATCCGGAGCGTCATAAGTATTGGTTCCGGCTGTTCCTGCATCCTGTATGCGCCTGATGCGCCAGTAAACCAGCGTATAGGTTTGCGCATCGTCGGGCACCGGCCACAATGTATATTGAGGACTTGTCGTCCTCTGAATGTAAATTTGTAAAGGCTTGCCTTCTTGCAGCTTGTTCGGCAACTGGGCGTAACTCATCGGAGAGATGCGCGTCACCGACGTATCCGCCTGATTGTTGGTTTCTCCCACATCCGTGCGAATCATCTGGTCCAGAAAATCAATTGTCGCTGATGGGAAATCGTAAGTCGCCGTACCGGCAGTGATGGCCTGCGTGCCCTCCTCTATTGTCCACAGGTTCAGACCGCGATTGATCCATTCGATGGACATCAGGTCGAGGCTGCGCCTCGCCGTCTTCAGATCATAGCCGCTGCGCATCTCCACACCGGCACGCTCATAGGCCTCCTCACAGATATCAACGATATCCAGAGTAAAGTCGCTGGTGCCGGAAGTTGCCATCTAGGCGTACCTTTTCTTTGTCTTTGCCTTTTTGCTCTTAACCTTCTGGCCGGTTTTCTTGGCGTGCCTAACGGCATCTTCCTTCCCCTTGCGGCCATAACCGAACTTTTTTTTCCCAACAGTTGGCATCACGTTCTCCTTCTGGCAGCTTTCCTGCCCTCTGACATGGCAATGGCCACGGCCTGCTTCGGGTTCGTTACCTTCGGACCCTTCTTGCTGCCGCTGCGCAGCTTGCCTTTCTTGTACTCCGACATGACGGTACGAACCTTACGCTTCCCCTTGGGG